AACACGATTTGAGTTGAGTTGATTTGAGATGCCTCATCAGTCCAGAAAACAGAAACGTCTGTTGCTAAATCGTTAGCCTTGTAAGAGTTCTTGGATAATGTTTGAGTATTCATCTCTTGTCTAGCAACACCATATTGTGTTACAAGATGTCGAATCTCTGCAGATAATTCAGAATCTACTGCGTAACCACCGTAAGGAGAGTTATCTCCATCGGTTGTTAATTCTTTACGTGAAGCGAAACCACCTAATTCTTTTAGGCTTTCCACGTTTCCATCCCTTATGGCTTTAACAGTAGCTCTAAACTTATCGTTTAAAAAAGTTCTTTTCTTTTGAACATCAGTGTTATAAAGTCCAGCTTTTTTAGTTTGTGATTCTTTTTGACTTTCAGCCCAGGCTTTTAAGTCTGTTTTGATTTCAGCTACGACTTCTTTCGAAACCGTTTTTACTAAATCACGCAAATTTTTCTTAACCTCTTCTTCTTCTTCTTCTTTAGTTCCTTCGGCTGTTTTTACTTCTACTTTAGGAGCATCAACAAGAGCCTCAAGTTCTTTGATTTTAGCTTGTATCTCTTTTGTAGTCATTGAATTTATAATTTTAAATTAATTTTACTTGTTGTGAAAATGTCCTGTGCCAGGAGTTCAGACCTTTAAAGCTTAAATGGCACTTATCATTACTTTTTGACTTCCAACAATTCTCTGATTATTTTATTTAGAATCTTTTTCTCTGGATGCGTGGCCTTTTTATTTTTAAGTGATTTTGAATAATCAAGGACCATTTCGTTCAGACTCTTTAATTCCTTGTATCGTCTAGCAGGTTCGTCTTTTATAACCTTATACAATAATTCTTTCCTATTAATTTTCTTAACCTCCTCTTCAACCTCCTCCACCAACTCCTCTACTTTAGGCTCAACTTCCTCTATAATCTCCTCTGGAATTTCTTTTTTAATTTCCTCCTCTTCTTTAACTTCTTCGACTTCCTCCTCTTCTTCTTCGGCATCTTTAGCGCCAACCTCTGGCACTTCTTCTGCAGGTTGACCATTCATATCTTTAACAGATTTAAATAGCGCTTCAGGGTTAGCAGGAACACTTACGACACTAACTTCTAATAGTTCTGATAGTGTAGGATTGCCATCTGCGTCAAACTGCTTTGGAATGAAACCGATAGATGTAGCACCCAGGAAACCTTTGTCTACTAAATTCTTGGCCAAAAGTCCTCTTGGGTTATCTATAGCAAAACTTATATCTCCTTGTAACTTACCTTCTATTACTCCTATGTTTTCAATTTTACCAATTACTCTATCGATTGAGTCGTATCTGTGAGAATCTAGCAATACAGGATTTTTCTTGAAATTATCTAATTCGAAATTCTGAAATATTACTTCCTTATCCCTGTCCACAGAACTTGTAGAAAAGATAACAGAATAAAGATTAGCGCTCTTCATTTTTAAATCGACAACGTGATCCTCACATAATCCATCGAAAGAACCTTTCTTTTTATTCCATAGCTCCTGAAGAGTTTTTACTTCTTCTTTTTCGAAAGCGCCCTTTGTAACCCTAAAAAACTTGTTCATATATTGTTTATTTTATTTATATAGTGCATCTACAATTAATAACCTCTCCTGCCGAACCATTAATATCTCCAGGATATTTTAATCCATTATCAAAAGTATTAGCAAAAGGAATTTCTGTTCCATCCAACACTGAATGGCTATCTCTTACATTTCCATCTCCTACCGTAACCCAAATCTTTGTTGGAACTTGAGCTTGTCTGTAACCTTCATAGTTTCCTTTCTGGAATGCGCCATGAACTTCTGTCCTGGCTATTGTTTCTGCTCTATGCTCTGAATATCCTTTATATAAATCTTGAATACCTTTAACTAAACTCTTGTGAGGACTATTAGTTGCTAGAGCAATAGTAAAGACTTCCGTCAAATCTTTCATAGTAGTATTAGTTATCAATCCACCGAATACTTCTGCTCTTTGTTGCAACCAGGTCCTTATAGTTACATCAACAAGGAAATCGCTTATTTCTGATTTAGCAAAGGCATTCACAAAGTTACGTGTGCTTTCTCCTGCATTTATCAACACTGCTGTTAATAAAGGAAAAATAATTTTCCTAGCTTTTTCGTTCTCCTCATCAACATTAAAGACTGTCCTTATTTCTGGAATCCCTTGTGTCTTTTCTATCTTCTCTATCAATTCTTTTCCCTGTTCCTCAAAGTAATTCTTCATTTCTCCAGCCATTCTTTTTTCTTCTCTGATTAATTCTTTATCCTTTCGTTCTCCATACTGGTTCCTGAAGGCTTTGTTTCTCAAAGGATGCATTACTTTATCGTCAACACTCTTAACGTCTGTAGGCTCCTCTTTAGGCTCTTCAGCAGGTGGTGTATAAGGCATTCTACGAATATCTGTTTGTAAGACATCTCCACCTTCAATATCTTCATAGCCTAGTTCATTTCTCATTTCGTTTATCGTCAAGGCACTTACTTTATCAGCAGTTTCTATTCTCTTTAATAGTTCTTCAGTATTCACTGGTGTAGGGTCTATAAAATCTAATTGGTAACCTTCGTCTAATGTTAAATTATTATTTAATACTGTTCGTAAATTTTTAATCAACGGCAAAATAGTGTGAGAAATAAATATTCTTTCACTAGCTTGAGCATTGTTATATTTGGCATCCGTAATACTTGCCAGGATTGCTTTAGGAACTCCAGTCATAATAACAATATCATCAATACTAATCTTTTTAGTTTCTAGGTAGTCTAATTCAGTTGGAGTTAATCCAATCTTCTTATAATCTAATTGGCCACTCAAAAACATTGGTAGTCCAGATTTTTTAGCAGAACCATATTGTTTTTGGTATTGAGCCTTCAAAGAAATAAGTTGCTCTTCAGTTATCCTTGGAGTGTCTACCTGGAATACACCCTCAACCTTGCCACCGTTCTTGATAACAGTGCTTTGATATTCTTCTATCTGTAATTGTGTATCAACAGCTCTTGTTCCTGCCCTAATAATACTTTCTCCATTTAATTGATTCAGTGGGTCTGGGTGGAACGAATAAATAATTTCTTCTGGTAAATATGTAAGATCTTGTCCATTGCCTTTAGAAAAAATGTAAGACGTTATCTTTCCACTACTTATATTTATCTTAACCATATCTGGCCTTAATAAATGAAGTCCTACAACCTCCTGTCCGTTCTTCTCTTTCCAGATAAATGCTCTACCAGTTATATCCTTATACTTTTGATAAAGTTCGATAAACTCTGCTCCAGAAAAGAAGTCGTTAGGCTTTTTTAAAAGTTCTAAAACTTTGCTAGTTGGCTCTTCGACAATATCTCCGTCTTTCTTCAAGACCCATTCTACCTCTGCTACCTTTTCAGCTCTCTTCTTTATTGCCTTGTTTAGATAAAGAGAAATGGCTGTCTTTTTTAAATAATCTGAATCACTCCATTGAGCGCCAGACTCTCTGTCGTAAGAACTAAAGATTAATCTCTCACTTTTAGTTGACAGTTGTTTTAAAAATTTACCTGCTCTGTTGAAACCTTTTTTAAATAAATTCATTTATTATTTCTTTTAAAAAAATCCATAAGGCTGTTAGGCACTTACGGATATTTTCCTGCAAGTTATATTTATAGATATATTATAGCACATAATAAAAATTAAAATAGACTTGTCAAACGATGTAAGGAAGTTGCGTTGATTTTCTTATTCTTATTGTTTGAATGTTAGTTACTTTACCACCTTTTACCAGAGCCTCTATTTCTATTTTCCCATACTTAATAAGAGCTTGTTCTTCCCTGATAACTTTTATTATTTCTTGTTCTTGTTTTGTTAAATCCATTTTATACAATTCCAATAAATGTTTTTTTAGAATGGCTGAATGCTCCATACCTCAAGGCATCAATTGCGTGGTCATTAGCTTTCACAGGCTCATCCAGTGCCACATCGTCTATACTCTTCCAGGAATAAGACTTCAATTCTTTCAATAGATTTACTGAATCGTTCATAACAAATAATTTTCTAGCTTTTAAATAATCAATTCCAGATTTAACTTTATTATCAGTCATCACAGAATCTGGTTTCTTTTTCTTGGCTGGAATATTGTAACCAGCTATTCTTAATTGATAAACAAGCTCTGGGTCTGCAGGGTCTGGATATAAAGGAATCTCTTTACTAATTTCTTTTTCTTTAAGTAATTCTATAAAATCATCAGTGGTCAGTCTGCGCTTGTATACCTCCTCTTTGATATATAAGTCATCATCATAGATTTCTATCCTTACCAGGGCTTTAGGGTTGTTGAAACCAGAATCTAAACCGTAACATACGTCTACATGTTTACCCTGCTCACTAGGCATTTCACTTATTTCCTTCCAGTTACTAAATATCTTCTTTACACCAGAGCCTCTTAAACCAAGCCCATAAACCCTCCAATAGTTTTTATCTGTTTCTTTGAATCTCTTAACCTCTGCAATAATAGCTGGACTTAAAAAAGGATTATCCAGGAAACTAGAACGAATAGTAATACAATCTTCTCTAGGTGTTATCTTATCGTAAATCCAGTGGAACTCATCTGAAGGGTTATAATCCAGGACTATCTTTGTGTTAGTCCTCATTGATAATTGTCTATAGGTTTCCTGCTTTAATTCGTTAGCCTCATTGGCCCATAGAAAATCCCTCCTTTGACTTCTTAATTTATCTGGGTCATCAGCACCAACAAACTCAATCATGTTGTTTCCTATGTGATAAACCATTTCGGACCTGTTCCTACAGTTCTCATCATACAAACCATTCTTCTTTAGAATCCCATAAAAATCCCTTCTTGCAGTTTTCTTCAATGCAGGTAATGTTTTCCTTACTATCGTTAATCTTTGACCAGCATTTATATGGCTAAAGAAATAAAGAATAAACATTTGAGCAAGACTGTAGGTTTTAGAAGAACCTGTTCCTCCCTCATTAACGATTATTCTATACTTCTTGTTTAGGAGGGCTTCCGAGTTCTCCCTCAACACTCTCGTTCCCAGAAGGTTTAATTTCATCTTTTTTTATTTCGTCTACATAGGTTACTTTAATATCGGTGATCTTTTCTTTGTCTGAAGTAAGATCTATTTTGTTTAAAGGTTTACCAAATCTTCTATCGTAAATATATTGAAAGAACTTAAAATCTCCATCAGTAGCTTTTTCAATAGCCTGGGTAATCATATTTAGGT